AAAAAATATTGTATAATATATAATACAAAAAGGAAAAGAACAAAAAGAACAAAAAAGGAGGGATGGTTCATGTTAAAATATGATGCATTGGATATTGCAAAATATATTATTAGATGGTGTGATAAAAATGAGTTAAGAATCACAAATTTACAATTACAAAAAATCCTTTTTTTTATTCAAAAAGAAAGTATAAGAAGAAGAGGTTATGGAATTTTTTCAAATAGAATAGAAGCATGGCAATATGGACCAGTAATCCCTGATGTATTTTATGAATTTGCAGGATTTGGAGCAATGAAATTAGTTCTGTATGAAGATTTATTCTCTGAAAATTCATCTAAAGATACTTTTATAGATAATGATTCAAAAAAAATAATTGAAAATATTCTTAAAGAGTGTATCTATATTTCTCCATGGGATTTAGTTGCTAAAAGTCATGTTTCAGATGGAGCATGGTCTAATTCTATTTCCATAGCAGAAAGATACCCTATTACTGACCAAGATATTTCTTGTGAAATAGCCAAGGGGTTATAATAAATTATGACAAAAGAGTTTATGAATGAAAATGAGAATAAAGAATTAATAAAATTTCTTATAAAACTTTCAACTAACGATTTAAAAGAGAAAGATTTAAATGAATACTTTACCTTGCTTGAAAATATCTATGGAGATGAAGGAAAAAAAAGACATCTATACTCTTCAATTTTTTCAGTTTTATACTCTATTTATATTGATAAAGAAAAGAGGCTTTATTTAGATAAAATTAAAATAAATATAGAATATATTTATAATTCAATAGATAAAATTCCAAATCAAGAGATATGTCCTTGTGTAATAAAATTATATGATCATATAAATTTAGATATTGCAAGATTAGAGGCTATAGAAGCTATAGATTTTAAAACAGAAAATAATAAAAAAGATTTTATTAAACAATTGGAAAATAAAGAGTTGGAATTAAAACAATTAATTGAAAAATATGATGAAAAACTTAATAACCTTGATAAAGAGTTAAACAATAAAGTAGATGAACTAAAACAATTAGATAAAGAATATGATGAAAAACTTAATAGTATTGATCAGAATTTAAATAACAAGGCTAATAAATTAGAAAATTTAATTACAAAATATGTAGAAAAATTTGATACTGTGGAAATTGAGGCAATGAAAAAACTAACAATGTTTTTATCAGTTTTTACATTAATAGCAGGAAATATTTCTATAATATTTAAAGGGATTGATATTAAACCAAATCAATTGGTTGCTTTAATTTTTATTATTAATCCTACTTTGATTTTAGCTATTCATACTTTATTTAATTTGGCAACAAAAGAAAAATATAGAAAAGGTATTCTGTTCTTTTGTATAATTTCTATCTTAATAGGATTAAGTATTTTAGTATTTAGTGATATTATTTTTTTAATAATGTTGTTTTGCTTAAAATAAAATATTTTTAATTGTTTAAAAGTAGGAGAAATCCTACTTTTTTTATTTTTAGAAAAATTTATTTTCTGTTGCTTATTGACAAAATGTAAAAGTATATGTTATATTTGTCAAAAAGGAGGAAGGCTATGAAAGAAAATCAAGACACTTCTTTTTTAAAGGAAGTAAAGAAAAAATTGATTGACTTAGATATGACATTTTCTGAACTTAGAAAGAAAACTTCATATTCAAGTGACTGGGGTTTAAGAAAAGCTTTAAAAAATAATAAACCTGCTGCAGTTGACGAAGTTCAAAAAATTTTAGTTGAAATTTAGCTAAAAAGCAACAAGGTTATTTTTTGGAGGATAATATGAACTTTAATCAATGCGATTATACTTACCTGATAAAAATAATCTCAAAAGAAAAAATTGTATATGATAAAACAGAATATCAAAATGTTATTGAAAAATGTGTTTTTTCTAATAGAAAAACATTTAAACAAGGTTATAAAGAACTTTCTAAAAAATATAATGAAGAAAATTATTTAATTCTTACATATCAAAAAATAAGGAGGAGCTGGTATGAATGCCCAAAGCCAAGAATTCGGATAAAGAAATAGCTCATGATTATTGTAGTTGTGGAGAGTATTTATATTCTGTAACAGAAGAAAGAATTAGAGTAGCAAGAGGAAGAAGAGTTACAGTTTATCTAAAAAAGAGAGAGTTAGAAATAACTTGCCCACATTGCAATAAAGAAATCAAAGTGAAGTTTTAATGTATGGACTAGATAGGGCTTGTATCTATATTGATGTCCAAACCGATATTTTGTATGTAAGGGAAAGAGTTAAAATAATATTTCCTCATAGTTTTTCAGAAAGTCTTTCTAATCATACAAATAATTACAAAATAGATAAAAAGAACATAAATTACATAAAATTAGAAGAAAAGAAAATTAAAAGACTAACAACTATAAAAATAGATTTTTCTTATCCTAGATTTTTCAGTGATGATAATATTTATCCATTATCAGATGAAACTAGAAAAATAATTGTAGAAAATAATCTAGTAAAATTAATAAATAGTTTAATAGACTATGAAATTACAGCTGAAGCTGTAAAATATGAATATTTAGAATTCGCTACTCAAGAAGTAGTTGGGAACTTTTATAAATTTCATAATATTGTGAGTTATTTTTTTAAAGCACTCACAAGAAAATATGATGATTTAGATAAAGTTCAATATTATAACTTTAATCAAAATGAAAATAAATTTTATACAACAGGATTTAGTTTTCAGCCAATGTCAGGTTGGAAGATAAAACTTTATTCTAAAGGACATGAAAACAATAAGAAAAATACAAGGAAAGTTAAGGGAGCAATCCTGAGACTTGAACACAGATTAACTAAGAAAATTATAAAAAATTATTTTGAATTTAACTCAATAAAATACATAACAATAGAAAATATTAAAGATTGTATACAAAACACAATATCTCAAACTTTAGGACGAATACTGATAGATGAAGTAGAAAAATCAGTAGAAGTTTTAAAAGAAAAGTTTTTAAACTTCAGATGTCAAGATCTAGATTCTCTTGTTAGAGATAATTTAGAATGGATATTTGATTATAAAATACTTGATGATATTGTTACTAGTAGTAGCAATAAATGCTACAGGCAGATTGTTTTTTATAGAAGTAAAATAAAAGACATTCTAAATCATTCACAGCAAAGAGCATCTCCACAAAGAGATTTTTTTTCTAACATAGAGAGGCTCGAACTATTCTTCGCAAATCTAATACTTTTCAATGTAAAAGTCAAATGTGATACTAAAAATCATTTGGCATTTTTTTGCAAAAAGTAGGAAGAAAAAACTTCCTATTTTCACACTTTCAAAAAAATTTTTCCCTTTATTATCAATACTTTTTTATAGTTTTCTCGCGTGATAATTATGTGATGCACTTTAATTCTAAAACTGAAAATATAATTATTTATTTTTATAATGCAAAAAAAATAAAACAATTTAGAACAGGGAGGACTATGGAAATAACTAAAATCAATTTAGATGTTTTAAAAGAAAATCCTAAGAACGTGGGAGGACATAAAAGATGATTTAATCAGTGAGGTATAGAGATGAGTAAAACAGATAATTTTAAAGAAGAACAATTAGTAGTTTTGGAATTATATATAAAACTTGAAATTACTAAATTTAGTACAAAGAAAAAAGATTTATATGATGAAATACAAAGAAAAACAAAATATAACAAAAATACTATTATCTCTTGGATTAATAGATATCTTGTTAAGTATAAAGAAATCAGAGCTGAAATAGATGAAAAACAAAATGCAAAGATATGCAATTTTGAGGGCTTGACAGAAAAACAAACTAAATATGTTATATATCGAATGTCTGGAATTGGAAAAGAAGAAGCAAAGATTAAGGCTGGATATAGTGAAAATACTAAAGCAGCTAATATAGAAAAAAGTCCAAAGATAGCAACTAAGATAACAGAATTAAGAGAAATCCTATTTCAAGATACAGAATTAGGGATATTAAGCATAGCAACGAGATTAAATAAAATTTTAAACAGTGCTATAGATGGAGTAGATATCATTGAATACATTGATGAGTCTAGTCCTGATGGTCACACAGTAAGTAAGAGAGTACGAAAGGACAAACCACTACTAGCTGGAGTAGCAGCAGCAAGAGAGCTTAACTCTATGCTAGGCTACAGAGTAGTTGATGAAGTGAAGCTTAAAGCTACACTCAACAGTGAAAATGACACAGCTGTGAGTGATGAGGACTTCGAGTAATCAAAAAGGTACTGTGACAAAATATTTTTAATAGAGGGTGCGGCTGGAGGCTCGGAACTTTTCAAATACGAAATTTTTTGATTTCCTTCCAAGTTCCAAAATTTTTATATACGCATGGGAGAAAAAAGGATGGAATTATGATACTTGCAAATGAAAAACAATTATCAAAGGTTCTTAATATTTCTGATAGAAGAGTTAGAGAGTTATTCAAGGATTACAAATCAGAAAATGGAAGTTACCCTCTTATAAAATGTGTAACTGAGTTTATAAACCAAACAAGAAATGGAGATATAAACCTAGTAACACAAAAAACTCTTGCAGAAATTTTAGGACTTAGTGAAAAGACAGTTAAAGAGCTTGCAAATCGTGGAGTATTAGAAAAAAATTTTAATGGCCAGTTTGATTTGAAAGACAGTTTAAAAAAATATTTAACTGTAACTGATGAAAGGAATAAGAAAAAAGCAGTTGAAAGAGAGCTACAACAGTATAAACTTGAAATTTTACAAGATAAATATCATCTGGATGAAGATGTCAAATATGTTTTAACTGATATTTTAGTTAAATTTAAAGCAAAATTACAAGCAACAGCTGTAAAAATTGATAATGAAATTAGTGAAATATCAGAAGCTGATAGATTGGATTATTTAAAAAATACTTTGATAGATTGCTTGGAAGAACTGGCAAATTATAATCCACCAAGTAATAGGAGAAAAGCAAAAGATGTATGAGAGAACCAGGGAATTAATAAAAGAGTGTTTAAGAATATTGAGACAACCACCACTTGTAAGTATTATGGAGTGGGCTAATCAATATAGAGTTTTAGATACTACATCAGCAAAAGAAGTTGGTAAATTCAATGTTGAAAGAACACCATATATGATAGAAATATATGAAAAAATAACAAAAGGAGAGACTAAACAAGTTACATTGATGATGGCTGCACAATTAGCAAAGAGTGAATTAATCATCAATACCATTTTAAGATATGCTCATTTAGATCCTTGTCCAATGTTAATAGTTCAACCAACTGATGAAATGGCTAGAAGTTTCTCAAAGGAGAGAATACAACCAGCTATAAATAACTCTGTACTTAACACAATTATTAAAGAACCTAGTAAAAAAGATTCTGGAAATACTGTTACACACAAAATGTTTCCAGGAGGATATATAGCTTTTGTTGGAGCTAATTCTCCATCAAAGTTAGCTGCAAGACCAATTAGAAATATATTTCTTGATGAAGTGGATAGATATCCAAAGAGTTCAGGAAATGAAGGAAGTCCTATTTCTCTTGCTAAAAAGAGAACTTCCACATTTGATGATATTACAAAACACATTATTACAGGAACTCCAACAGTGAAAGGAAGTTCTGAAATAGAAGATGAATATAACAATTCAAGTCAAGCTGAATGGTATATTCCTTGTCCTAACTGTAAGAAAGAACAGACTTTCAAATGGGGAAATATAAAATTTGAACCTGATGGAAGTAATGTAAGAATGGTTTGTCCTCATTGTGGTAAAGCATTCACTGAAAAAGAGTGGAAAAAAGGGAATGAAAAAACTGGAAGATGGATACATAAATATCCAGAAAGAACAAAAAATTTAGGTTATCACTTAAATGGTTTAGCAAGTCCATTTAGAAATTGGGAGTCTATTGTTCAAGAATGGCTAGAAATTAAAGGAGATGTTGAAAAGCTAAAAGCCTTTATAAATACAGTTTTAGCTGAAACCTTTGAACAAGAATATACAGGAAGATTAGATCCTAAGAAACTTATTAAGAGAACTAGGGAAAAATATAGTTATATTCCTGATAAAGCTTTGATTTTAACAGCAGGAGTAGACATTCAAGATAAGTGGATAGCTATTGATGTTAATGCTTGGGGTCTTGGATATGAAAGCTGGGGAATGGAATACATAATTTTACATGGAGATTTAAACCAGCAAGAAATTTGGGACAGATTGGATAAAGTTTTGGATAAAGAATATTTTTATCAAAATGGAGATAAATTAAAAATTTATTCTGCTTGTATTGATACAGGAGGACACCATACTCAAAAAGTTTATGACTTTGTAAGTCCTAGACAATATAGAAGAATAATAGGAATTAAAGGGCTTGGTGGAGAAAATGTCCCAATTAATAATGGATTTAGAAAAACAAAAAACAAGGAAATAGACCTATTATCAATTGGTTCAAATGCTCTTAAAGATATAGTTTCTGGAAGATTAGATGCAAGAATCAATGAAGAGGGATACTGCCATTTCAATGGAGAATATGGCAAAGGATATGATTTAGAATATTTCAAATCTTTAACTGCTGAAATAAAAGTTCAGGAAAATCGGAAAGTAGTTTGGAAGAAAATCCAAACAAGAAATGAAGGCTTTGACTGTAAGTGCTATGCAACAGTTCCATTTTATATATTTAGAATAGAACCTGAAAATTTGGTAAATCTTAGTAGAGCAGATTTATTAGAATTATCAATTAAAGGATTCTTAGAACAAAAGAAAAAAGAAATAAACATCGATAAAAAAGGAGTTGAAGTATGAGAAATGTAGCTAGTTTTGAAAGTAAACTATTAGAAATAGAAGAAGCTGAAGAAGATCTTATCTTATATGGTTATGCTTGGGTAGCTGGAGTTAAATTTTTAAAATCAAATCCAGATGATATGAAAAAATTAGAAGAACTAAAAGAGCATTATCAGAAAAAAGTAAATGAAATTCTTGATACAAAAATAACAGCTCAGGAATGTGAAAGATATATAAGATTATATTTAGAAGCCGAAGAAGCAGTTTTAAAAGGTCAAGAATATACAATAGATGGACAAAATTTAAAAAGAGCAGATTTAGAAAAAATTAGAAAAGGTCGTATTTGGTGGGAAAATAAAAAGGCTCAAATAGAGAGTGGAACAGGAGAAGGAATAAGATTTCTCCAAATAGTTCCTCATGAGTTTTAGGAGAAGGTATGAGAAAAGCTAAGATAAATAAATTAAACCAGGAACTAAAAACTGAAAAACTAAAATACCAAATAGAAGCTATGAGGCAACAAAGAGAATTTCTCAATTATAGTCAATCTGGTGCTAGTACAACAAAAATAGCATTTAAGGGAATGTACAATTCCTTAGATACTACAAAAGATGACATTGAAGATAACAAAGAAATCCTAATGGCAAGGTCAAGACAGCTTTTTATGGGAAATCCCATTTCAAGAGGAGCTATTCTCAAAATAAGAACTAATGTTATTGGAGATGGATTAAAACTAAAAAGTAGAATTAATAATTCTTTACTAAATCTTTCTACGGATGAAGTTGAAAGAATACAAAAAGAAATTGAAAATATCTGGACTTTATGGGCTGATAGCACAGAATGTGATATTCAAGGGGATTTAACATTTAATCAACTACAAGATTTAGCAATGATTACTTACTTAATGGATGGAGAATGTTTTGTCAATCTTCCATATCACCAAAGACAAAATGAACTATTTGATTTAAAAGTACAGTTCTTAGATTCATATTATTGTGAGGCACAAGAAAGTAATGACTATTTGTATGAAGGAGTAGAAACTGATGAAAAGGGAGTTATAAAAGCATATCATTTCAGAGATAAGCATTATCAATATACTAGAATACCAGTATTTGACTCTACTGGAAGAAAGCAAATATTAAAACTAATGGAAAAAGAAAGAATAGGGCAGGTAAGAGGAGTACCACTTCTTGCACCAGCTCTTGAAACATTATCTCAACTTTCAAGATTTTCCAATGCTGAACTTATGAATGCAGTTGTTAGTGCAATGTTTACTGCCTTTATAAAACAAGATAATAATACAGGAAATACTGGAAAAATAGGTGGCGTTGGAGAAGGAATATTCCAAAAACCTAATGGATATGGGAAAAGGTATGAAGGAACTGAATTAAGTATGGGTTATGGGAACTTTGGAGTATTAGAACCAGGACAAGATTTGGTTTTTGCAAATCCAAACAGACCAAATTCAAGATTTGAAATGTTCTTTAATGCCCAATTAAAGCAGATAGGAACAGCCTTAGAAATTCCATTTGAAGTTTTACTATCTTCATTCAATGCTAGTTATTCAGCTTCAAGAGCCTCACTCTTGGAAGTAGGTAAGATGTATCGTAGGAGAAGAAAATGGATGTCAAGGTCATTTTGTCAGCCAATTTTTGAGCAAGTAATTGAAGAAGCAGTTTTAAAAGGATATATAAATTTACCTGGATTTTTAGAAAATCCAATTATGAAAAAAGCATATTTAAAAGCTGAATGGTATGGAAATTCACAAGGTCAAATAGATCCTATAAAAGAAGTTAATGCTTCTATTTTAAAAATTAAACATGGACTATCTACAACTGAGAGGGAAGCAATGGAACTAAATGGTAGTGATTGGAATGAAAATTTAAATCAACAAGCTATTGAAATAAAAAAGAAAAAGGAGGTTGGCTTAGATGGATATACTAAATCAAACAAGAAAGAATAAGAATGAATTAAACATTCAAATATATGGTCAAATTGGTGGATTTTCTTGGTTTGATGAAACTGTAACATCAGATCAAGTTTACAAAAAACTTGAAAACTTTGGAAATGATATAGATGTTATAA